CAAGTTTTGTGGGGTGTTGACAACCATTTAATCCTGCACTTGTATATGTGCTTATTGCAAAATTATTATCAGGATCAACAACACCTATTACATTTCCAGTAAATGGAACAAATATTATTTTACCATTTTGTGCTTGTTCGGGTGTAAAACTTCCTGCTATTAAACTTGTATCAGTTATGGCATAACTGGTCACAGTATCAGTTGATGGATCCACTACCCGGAACAATGTGATTCCATATCCGGGAATGGGATTACAAAACACTTTTCCATCCCTTAATGTAATGGGTCTGCTATATCCTCCAACGTTAGGTAAGGAAATACTGCTGATTGTGTCATTTGCAGGGTTAATTACAAATATAAAATTGTTGATGTTTGCCGGGAAACAATATATTTTTCCACTTGAACCTAATGTACCTCCTGCACATTTGTCGGATCCTACAGGTCCTATTATGCTTGAGACTGTATTATTACTTGGATCCAATATTGCTACAGCTGTATTACCATCAGGAATACAATATATTTTACCGTTAGGTGCCAACACACTTCCTTGATATTTCCCATTAGCATTTGCTTGAATAGGTCCAAACGTACCTATGGTATTATCTGAAGGATTTATAACATAACCAACTGTAGCCGTATAAGGTGAAAGATATATTTTTCCATTTGGTGCAATTGTTCCACCGGTAAATGCACTTGTTCCTGGAAATGCACCAGAACCATAAATTTCAAATGTTGCGGCACTAATAGAAATATTTTTATTGCTTAATTGCAAACCTTTAAGATGTGAACTTATGCTTGAAAAATTTGTATATGATGCACCATTTGTCCAACCCGGAACTTGCATGTGTAAAAACTGGTTTACCTGTTCTGCATTTCCTGTTCCGCTGCTGGTACGACCCAGAAACTGACTGTCCTGTAATTGCTGAATCTTATCGGTTGTGACGCTATTATTCGCCAATTTGACGGTGGGTACACCCAAATTGCGTCTCATCTTGGCAGCGGAAAGTGCGGGGGTTATTGGCATAATATTATTTAATATTTGTTGAAGAAAGGACTAAGGCAAACATTTTGGTTGAAATTATTATTAAGAAGCAAGCATACTGCATTACCCACTGTTGCAGCGCTTGGAACAAAATATATCTTTCCGTTAGGAGTCAACACACCTCCAACATAAGCAGCACTTCCTGCAAAACTTCCATATGTGGTTACGGTATTATTCGATGGATCAACAAATCTACCTACTGTTGCAGCGCTTGGAACAAAATATATTTTTCCATTCGGAGCAAGTACACCTCCTTCATAACCCCCTCCCGGAAAACTACCATATGTGGTTATGGTATTATTCGATGGATCAACAATAACACCGACTGTTGCATTGGTTGGACTAAAATATAGTTGTCCATTAGGAGAAAGAGCACCTGCAACATAACCACCTCCAGGAAAACTACCATATGTGGTTACGCTATTATTGTTCGGATCAACAAATCTACCCACTGTTGCAGCGTATGGAACAAAATATATTTTTCCATTAGGAGCTAGTACACCTCCAACATAAGCATCATTTCCTGGAAAATTGCCATATGTGGTTACGCTATTGTCGCTTGGATCAACAATAACACCCACTGTTGCAGCGCGTGGGAAAAAATACATTTTTCCATTTGGAGCAAGTGCACCTCCTTCATGAGAAAGAACCCCAGGAAAACTGCCATATGTGGTTACAGTATTGTTAGCAGGATCAACAAATCTACCCACTGTTGCAACGCTTGAAACAAAATATATTTTTCCATTAGGAGCTAGTACACCTCCAACGTAACCACCACCTCCAGGAAAACTACCATATGTGGTTACGGTATTGTTAATCGGATCAAAAATAGCACCCACTGTTGCAGTGCGTGGAACGAGATATATCTTGCCGTTTGGGGCTAGTACACCAGTTTCATAAAGACCACCCCCTCCAAAAGTGCCATATTGTTCAACGAAAACAGAGCTACCAGAACGTGTATTTGTTGCGGCAACTTGATTCAAATAAGCACTCAAACCCCTCCATGCTGTTGTTGCATCAAAAGGTGCGCTCAGTGCGCTTGTGAGACTGATATCTGGATAGCTTTGTGTAGCGTTTACATTTCCATTTCCGCTTTGCAGATTATTCCGGCCTATAAATTCTCCTTGCCCTATTTGAAAAATTTTGTCGGTGCTAAAAGAATTGTTTGCGAGTTTACGGGTTTCTATTCCGTTATCTCGTGCCATTTTTGCCAGATCTGTTGCGTTGCTCATGATTTTATTTAATATTTGTTAAACATTGGATTGGTACAAACATTTTGGTTAAAATTATTGTTGTTTAGGGTAGTTATCACTGTTCCCACTGTTGCATTCCTTGGTGCAAAATATATCTTGCCATTTGGAGCCAAAACACCCCCTTCATAAGCATTGCTCCCTGGAAAACTACCATATGTGGTTAATGTATTTGTTGTAGGATCTACAATTAATCCTACAGTTGCATTGTAAGGAACATAATATATTTTTCCGTTGGGAGCTAAAACACCACCTATGTAACCAGCATTTCCTAAAAAATTACCATATGTGGTTACTGTATTATTTGAAGGATCTATATATCTACCAAGTGTTCCGTTGTGTGTAACAAGATAAATTAATCCATTGGTAGATAATACCGCACCATGATAAGAATTACCTCCTGGAAAATTACCATATGTGGTTACAGTATTATTGTTTGGATCAACAATAGCACCTATTGTTGCACCAAAAGGTGTAAAATATATTTTTCCATTAGGAGCCACAACACCACCTATGTAAGTTCCCGAAAAATTTCCATATGTTGTTAGACTATTATTTGAAGGATCAACAAACATTCCTATCGTGGAATTAATCGGAGATAAATATATTTTTCCATTAGGAGCTAAAACACCCGATTGAAAAGCAGAATTTCCTGGAAAACTTCCATATGTTGTTATACTATTATCTGATGGATCCACAATTAATCCGATAGTTGCATTCAAAGGAACAAAATATATTTTACCATTCGGAGCCAACACTCCACCAAAGAAAGCCGCTATTCCCCCTAATGGAGCCGCAGCATATGTTGTTACTCTATTATTCGCTGGATCCACAATCCTGCCCAATGTTGAAGCATATGGGGTAAAATATATTTTTCCATTGGGAGCCAACACACCTCCCGCATGAGATTGTACTCCCGGAAAACTTCCATACTGTTCAACATAACTCGCATTTGCCGGAACTAGACTATTTGTTTCGGCCACACTGCTCAGATAATATTGCAATGTGCTCCAGTTGGTTATGTGTGCTCCTGTGGTCCAATCTGGAACCTGTACATCATACCAAGGTTGTACTTGTTGTGAGTTGCCAGTGCCTGCTGACATATTACGACCCAAAAACCTGTCACTAGCTACTTGTTGTATCTTGCTGGTTGCAGCTACGTTAGATGATAAAAAATCACGGGTCACGCCCAGATCTCGGGCCATTTTTGCACCAGATAATGCAAGAGTAATAGGCATATAATTTATTTATTCAAAACCCACTTCAGAAACACTGAAGGATTTTTATAATTATTGACCGGGTTTAAGTGGCCAAATCACATCTTCAGGAGAAGAAAATGTTTCTGTTATATTCCGGAGCTTTTGACGGTATTCTGCCCATGTCTGACGATTTACAGGGCTATCCGCACTTTGAGTCCAATCGCTTTCATTTAAAAGCAGATTGCGTTTGTAACGAACAGGTTTCCAAGCAACTTCATCTTTAATTTGATTCCATGCATTTACAACTTCTTGTTCAGTTGGTTTTGGTGTGGAATCAAGCCATCGAAGTGTTGCATATGTTCCATCACAAGCCCATTGTTCTCCGGGTCTTAAAAATTGTAGTGCTTCTCTAATAATCATATTAACTTATCTCCATTAAACTTATAATTGAAGTTCTGTCATTGTTATAATTAGAATAACAAACACCGGCATTGACTAATCGATTGGCTTGTCCTTTATATGTATAAGTTTGATTTGCTATAAATGGTCCCACATCCACATATTGGAATGATACGTAATTTCCGATTAATACATTTACAGCTCCACCCACAAAAGATACTCCAAAACTAGCACCAGCATTTGCTGCTGTATATAGTGTTGTGGAGTCTCTAGCTATTCTGAAACCATATCCTGTATCTTGGCCAGTATACGCATGTTGATGAATTGTTACAAGAATTCTACTGCTTGCACTTTTTGGAGCAATACTTGCTGTTATAACATCCACATAAGTTGTGCTTGTGTGATTGATTTCTGTAGTTGTGGTTGCTTGAATTATTT